CTTCATAAAGTTTTACAGCCCTCTGACCGAGGGCCTTTGGCAGCTCTTTTACCAGTATGAAAGTGTTCTTTGGATGCTTAACATGAAAGGCAATTTGATGTGGTGAGAAGGAGATTTTCTTAACTTTTTTTAACTTGAGTTCTACTGTGAAAAAGGTGCTATTATCATTATAGCCCAATAGATCAGGAGTACCATGCGCAGCGGAATTTTCCAATCTAGTCCACGATATTTTGCTTTTATGTTTTCTAATTTCATGCCAAAATTTGGTCTCTTCTTTATACATTTTTAAGTTAAGAATTCGAGTTAAGTGGTATCTCCAACTTTCTTCAAAATCTTACCCATATTCCAGGTCTCAGCCTTAACTGTAAACACTAATCTATGAGATTCTCTATGACCAATTATTTTATTTTCTAGCAATTGTAAAGAGGTGACATCATAAAATTTACCATCTGGTAAACAAACTTGAACCCTTGCATCTTGAGCTGCAGGTGATTTCATCATCTTATCTAATACTTGTCTTAATAATCTTCCATTCATTCTGACTTGAAATATATCCTATAATTTATATAATTCAAGTATGGGAGTACCAAAAAAACTAACAGCAATGCAAATTAAATTTGCTAATCTAATAGTGTCTGAAGAGGGTAGAATGACAGCAACAGATTGTGCAATAGCAGCTGGATATGCTGAAGACTCTGCTCACGTAACTGCCAGTAGACTACAGGATCCAAGACATTATCCTTTAGTGGTTGAATACATAGGTAGCAGAAGATCTGAACTTTTAAAAAAATATGATATAACTTACGAGGGACACCTTGCAGAGTTAGGTAAATTAAGAGATGAATCAAGAAAGAATAAAGCTTGGTCTGCTGCCATAAACGCTGAAGTTGGTAGAGGTAAAGCAGGAGGTTTACAGAACAATAATGAAATACATTTACATAAACATGAAAATACTTCACAAGAAGATATAGATGCGAGAGTAAAAGAAGCTCTTAAATTTTATCAACCCATTATTGATAAGGACGCTCAGGTAATTACAGCCGAGTTATCTTCTTCACCCACTGACGAGGAATCATCGTCCGATCCCCAAAAGTAAAACCATCCTCATCTTTATCGTAAGATGCAAACAGCTTAATAGATTTTTTATCTTTTGAATATAACCACCCCTCGTTTACTGGCTGTGCTAATTTCATCTTATCAAACTCTTTATCAGTAGCCCAACCACTATCACTAACACAATCAATCCATTCAACTCTTACTCTTGGGTAAGGTATATTAGGAGAGCTGTCAGCTGCTATTCTCTTACGTCTTTTTTTGGGCATACCTAGTTATACACCCTATAGAACTTTTTTCTAGGAGACATTTTTCAATAAATCATTTTCATACGCGCGCGTACGGAAAATTTGTAACATTTGAAAAGTCAATGTTTATGCGTATTGTAACACATGTAACATGGTCATGTTACAATTTAATCTTAAATAAGTGGCTTATATCAATACTTATTTAACATTGTAACATATATAGCGTTGTAACATAGTTTTGAAAATAAAAATTTATTTTTTTATCTCTAGGAAAAAACTCTATACGATACAATTAGTTTAGAATTATTCTAAGTTTTCGTAATATTTACTAACTCTACCCAGCCATTTATATTTGTATTGCCTAAACTCTTCATCAGATATCTCAAACTTCTGAAAATAGCCATCTTTTGAACACATTAACACCACACCCTGTTGGATCTCGGTTTGATATGTATAGTTGTGTGCCATCGCGTAGGCAGCTAATTGAATAAAATAATCCTCTATCCATTCTCGTTTTTTTGGCTTGTTAGTTTGTTTAAAATCTATTATGCTTTCGCGTTCATTATAAATACCCACTACATCTGTCTGCCCTGCGTATAAATCTGGGTACCACAAAGTCACCTCAGACCCCCATATTTCGTTCAGAGAGCCCTTTATACCCTTATCTATCACCTTTTGTGCCATCATGGTAGCCTCTTGCCCTACATCGGTCAAATCGGCGTGTTTCTCGCCCAATAAGTAGTGTTCTAAAAGCGTATGCATAGCTGTTCCACGTGAAGCTGCTTGGTCCTTGATCCTCGTTGCCTCTTCCTTGCCAACCTTAGCTTGCCACGCGGCTAATGAATCTTGCTTTTCTTTTGATTGAGTTCGTGATAAAATAGTTGTTACAGATGGTAATTTTTGGTCATCTACAGCGTAGTGTCTTCGACCCATGACTATCTCTCTTTGAGACTTTGGGTAAGTAAATTTATTATTCCATTTTACTGGTTTACCAATGTTATGATATTCTTTTAAATCTTTTTCATCCATCATACTCCACACATCCCTTCACATTCATTATTAAATAAATCTAATTGTTCCTCTTCACGTTTCACGTGAAACACGACCTCATCTAGATTTTTACAAGATCGATGCATATAATTTTTTATCTTATGTTCATTGTTTCTCATTCTTTTATCAAACTTAACTGCAGCCGCAAATTCATCTGGTCTATTATTTTTCATATCTAACCAAAAAGAATCATCATGATAGGGACATCCAATACAAGAAGACTTAGCAGGTGTTTTATAATCTTTACCATTATACCATTCAATACAATCTTCTCTAGACATTTTCTTTTCAATCAAAGGCCATCGATTCTTTTGCCACCAAAATCTTGACTCTTTTACTCGGAATACTTCATCAGTAGATATACCAACCCAGGTTTCAACATACTCTGTTTTAGGAAACCTTGCATACTTTTTCATACCTAACAATTCTCTAATCTTTGCAGCAATTGGAGTTATCTTGTATTCTCTAGTGCATTGTCTACGACCCATACCTTTCTTACCTTTTTCATTTAAAGTAAAAAAAGGCACAGATACAAATTTACCTTTGTCAGTTGCATTTAAAATATCATCATGCAGATTACCTGCTTTACAAATGTATACAGGAAAAGACAATTTTGATTTTAAATAATTTAAATGATCGATTACTGGTTTAGGTTCCCAACCGGTATCAGCGAAGATAGCTGCCGTTGGTTTCTCACCAAATGCTCCTTGGTCCGCCATCAATGCCATCGTGGAGCTCTGTACTCCTGCACCTAATGAAAGTATTCTAGCTAGTGGTTTTTTAATCATCTTTAAATTTATTTATAATATAATAAGCTATTATAGCACCGATACCTATAGCACTCATACCATAAAAAAACATACCTATTCCAAAACTAGCTGTCATTTATTCTTTTTTTTATTTTATAGTTAGCGATATCAATTACTTTAGCTTTTAATTTATCATTTGGAATATGTGAATAGTGTTTAATAATTTTATTTATAGGTTCTATTTTTACATGAGCATAAGGCTGTATCAATAAACAAACATAATAAGCATCTCTAGATTGACATCGCCAACGCCATTGTTTTTTCCAACCAACTGTGTATGGAGTTTTATATCTTTTTTCATTAACTGTTCCACACCCCAGTAAACTATGCATCCATAATAAAACAGACTTATCAGTCATAGCAATTTCCATTCTTATACTCCAGGTAGGGTAAGGTTTTTTATTATTTTTTCTCTGTCTATCGTATTGTTTATATTGAATACTACCTTCTCCATCAAACAAACCTGCTATGTATGATGCATCGGTTTCACTAATCATAATTTAAATGCTTGTAATTCTCTTAACTTTTCTTGTGCGTCTACAATTGTTTGCAACAACTTATCGATCTCTTCTAAATGTTGCGGATGTTCACCAATACCCACAGAATTATCTAAATAAATTTTAATCGTTGCATCAGCTGCAGCTATCTCAGCTTCGTATTTTTTTTCTAAAGCTTCAAGTATTACTAGTCTCATTTGTCCTCCGTGTAATCTTCTGTTCTTCCATAATTTTCAGCATCTCTTAATCTATCCATTACATCTTCACTTGTAATAGCTGCTATCTTTTCTAACTTTTGGATTGTATCTTTTAATTCTTTTATCTCAACTCCTGCTCTTCTACATGCAGATTGTAGTATTTCTTTTTGTTTGGTCAAACTTTCAATTGTATTTTCCATCTTGCTCCTCATCATGTATTTCTATTTCACCTTGGCTATTACAAAAATCACAATTAGCCCATTGTTCTTCTTTGGCTATCTCGTAAGGCACTCTAACAAAACCATTACCTCTGCATACCTCACATATTTTTTTTGCCATTTTCTTTCTCCTCTTGTTTCTCTATTGCTTTCCTCATCTTATATTTAATATACCCAGGATCATAACCTGCGTAATGACATACAGTAATAAAGTTTGAAGTTGGTTGTAAGAACCAAGATCTTGCTTGATCGATCATATTACGACCTTCGTGAAATTGATATTTATCTCTAGTTGCATCATCTGCAGCTAAACCTAACACAGCCCTCCAAAGTTTAAGTTCTGGATCTGGACGTGAGTAGTCATCACTTGTTTTTAGTCTTTGATAACTTACCATTGAGTTTTTCAACTTTTTCATTAACTAATATATTAACTGTTTGTGCACGAGATATTGTCGTGTTGGGCACTATGACCCTTCTCAAACTATCTAATTTAGTGTATGTATCCTTTGATAAGGAAACATTTTTATATTTGCTAAAGTCTGTCATTTATAACCTTTCTTTTGTACATATAATGTAGGATATCCTATTAAAATTTAAAGGGTTTGTCAATGAATTATTTACTATCGATTTTAATGTGTAGCACTGTGGCTAATACTTGTATGCCACCCCATACTTTTACAGAGGTATATGACTCAAGTTATACTTGTCTTATAGATGGATATCAAAAATCTATAGATAAATTAGAAGAGATAGGTAAATCAGAGGTTGATGAGCATGGTATATATCTTAAATTTGAATGCACACAGATTATTATTCCTAAGAAGAAACCAATCGGTCAGCCAATTTAGCGACCTTGTCCGCGATACTTTTTTCGTGAAAATTTTTTGTTTGGTTTTTTCGCATGTCGCTTTGGTCTTTTCTTTCTTGTTGAACCTTTGTATGTATTTACTCCGAAGAGTGGTTTCTTTTTAGCCATTGTTTATCATCCTCTGATAGCTGCATGTATCTTATTTTTCCATTTATATGTTGTCTAGTATCTGCGCCACAATTAGTGCATCTATAATAATCTGTAACAACAGCTACTAAAACTGTATCTTCTTCACAATTTTCACAAACACCTATAACCGTGTCTATAGATCCTAAACTCATATTAATTTTTTTCATATTAAATTTTTCGCTCCACCAAGAACTGGTTTGTATTTTGTTTTACCCTCTGATTTAAAAGCATGTAAGTAAGAAGCTCTTGGAGTCCCCTCAATATAACTACAGTGTATCCACCCACTATTAGGTTCACCTGGAGTATAGAATTCTAATATTAATTGATCATATGGAAGGTTCTTATGTATCCAATCTGCGAGTTCTGCATTGTCTACACCAGGACATTCGAAATCGGCCGCCTCAGCTTTTGCATGTTGGCTGTTCTGACTCGAGCCTATGGCTAGGCACAGTTCTACGCTACGGAACCCGCTCGTTATTTTTACCCTGCCAAAGTGGTCACGTACTGGTTGAAGAATATTCTCACACAATAATTTTAATTTTTCTACCTGCTCTGCACTGGGGTTATTATTTATACCTTTTCTAATTGCAGTATCTGATTTAGTAAGTTCTGATAAGGTAAAGTTCCGTGTTAAATTCATTCTATTCTATTATCAACTTTTTAATACTTTTACTACCGTCAATATTATCTTCTAATTCTGCACTACCACGCCAGCATTTGTAAGTAACAGATTCAGAAAAAGTTCTCTCAGCTTCACGCTTGCCCCGTAAACAAATTGCCATCGAGGGTTGCAAACGTGCCTCTTTGATCTCTCCGTTTACAAACATAAGTAATCCTATCACAGCTTCTATCATTGTCCGTTACCATTTTTGTATGAAATATCTCTATCTGCATCTTTTAATTTTTCTATATCTACTAAAACTTTGTCCATTTGTTTTTGTAAAAATTCGATGTTTACTTTGTTCAAAGCCATAGAGTCAATATGTTTGTTCAAACGATCAGTGGTCTTATATAAATCTTCGATCATCATGTATTGTTCCTGGTCTGCAGGAAGCGATCCAGCTTGACCACGTGGCCATTTAATTCTAAACTCTGTATTCTGATCTAAATCTTGTGTCATCAATTCTAATTTTGTTGCATGCTGATTTAATTTTTCATGAATACCGAAATAAGCCCAAGTGCCAACCGCGATCATTGCGATGAGGCTGGCAACCGTCTTCATAGGCATTTGAACGGCTGCTTCTTCAGATATGTTAAGTGGTTTTTTAGACATTATTTTTGCCAACTAAAAAGCCATGCAACAACTTTATTCCATAAGTTTTTAATTTTGTTTTTAATTTTTTTAATCATTTTTTTTCTCCTCAATTTCGTAGAAAAAGTTATCAGTATCCTCTGTTTTCCACTGACTAGTATTTTCCACATTCCATTCGTTAGTTTGCACTTTCCATTTAGGAATTTCATCTTTAACAGTAAAAGATGGTATATCCCATATACATCTGTTGTTTGGTTGTGCTGCATAGTTACCATCATCAAGGGCTATGATATGTGCGCACTTATGTTCGTGCGGGATCTCAGAGTGATCAGTGTCTACTATATTAGATTCTGGGTGAGCAAAGTCAACAGTAAATAAATATTTACCTGGGTGCCATTTTTTATCTTTACCTATATACTTACCTGCTTGTCCATCTAAGATGTCCCAAGAAGTAATAGCAGGATAATAACTAAAACAATTCCAAAGCTGAAGCTCATCAAGTCTACGTTTAGGTACGTCCTCAACTTTAAATCCGCGTTGAATAAAAGCCGTGATAGGTAGTCTGTAAAAAACTGCACCATTTTCCATAATTGCGTGCCAAAGAATTGCTTTGCCTGTGATGGCTGACATACCAAAGATAATACAATCTTCAACTTCACCATGATGTTTTTTAAGATCAAATAAATATTCTCTACGAATTTGTGCATATTCTACTGGTATGTTTGCATTTAAATAAGCCATAGTTAATCCTTATCATAAATATCACCCCAAGTCTTACCTGTCTCATAATCAACTTTATTGGGAACTTCTAGACTAACGGCATTTTCCATAATTTCAATTATCTTTTTTGCCTGTGCGTCTGATTCAACAGATAAATCTAACTCATCATGAATTTGTATGTGTGCTAGAATTCCTTCTTTATATAATTCTAACATTGCTTTTTTAGTCATGTCCGCAGCTGACCCTTGAATTAATTTATTTAAAGCTTTGTATGTGTAGGCTCTTCTTATCCCAGGTCCATGTTCCCTGAGTGCATCTTCGTGTATCATGGCTTTATGCATACCAAACTGGTTTGGTTCCCATAAATGAAATCGGCATAACCGACCAAGAAGTGTACGTATCTGTCCACGTTCCTGTGCACGATTAGAGGCCGAGTTCATTAATTGTTTAACAAAGGGAACTTTCGCATGGTATTGGTCAAACAATTCTGCTGCTTTGTCTTTTGATACTCCTAATTCTGCTTGTAACTTTGCTTTACCCATTCCGTAAAATAAACCAAGATTAATTACTTTAGCTTGAGATCTAGGTATCTTTGCCATGTCTGCTACGGTCTGATGAAAGTCTGTTGATGAATCTGTTTCATATGCATCTACTACATCATATACGGTTGGAAATTTATGGAGAGCTGCGTAATGCACAACGAGTCTAGGTTCTTGTTGTGAATAATCAAAACAACCCCAATGACATTTATCTTCTGGTAAGAATAAGGATCTAATCATAGGTCCTAGGTCCTTGTTTCTTGCAGGTAGTTGCTGTAAGTTTGGATTATTGTAACTAAATCTACCAGTAACTGTGCCACCTGCATCTGATCTAATCTGATTTATCTCAGCGTGTATTCTTTCTTTATGTTCGTATTTAATTATGGTATCAATAAATGTAGTGTGAGCTTTATTAATCTCTCTAGCTTGTGCTATTTGTTTTACTACAGGATGTGGATGTTCTTGTAAAAAATTTTTTGTAAAGGAAGGTGCTTGTGTTTTTAAAGTTCTATCATAAGGCAGTTTTAATTTGTCAAAAACTTTGGCAATCGATCTTGCTGCCCATATTTGAACTTCTATGTTACTTTCTTTTTTTATTTGTGACAGTAGTAGGTTTTCTTGGTATTGTAGGTCTTGTTTCAATTTATGAGCTCTTTCAACGTCCACTCTCACCCCAAGAAATCTCATGTCGACCAAACAAGGAAAAAGATCTGTTTCTAAATTAAAAATAGATTCTACATCTTGATAAATAATTTCTTTTTTAAAAACTTGCCACAGCTCTAATGTTAGTTCTGCATCTTTCTCTGCGTATGCTCCAACTTCCATCGCAGGTAACTGCCATAGATCTGCTTTAGGATCTAAGCCTCTTGATTTTGCAGCTTCGTTTAACGCAACTTCTGACTTACCATGACCAAGATAGTCCCAAGACAAAGCATTCAAAGAATATTGAAATCTATTCTCATCTATGAGACTGGCAGCTATCATTGTATCTACCACTAAACCATTGATTTTTATACCTAATTTTCGTATCCAACATACGTCATACATAGCGTTGTGAAATATTTTTGTAGCAGGAGATCCACAAATATCTTTGAACCATTCTAAAGTTTTCTTTCTATCCATGTTTGGTCCAGAGCCATGAGCAATAGGAAAATAAAATTTTCTTCCTGGTACAGCAACAGCAATACCAACCACTTCACCTAAACCAATAACAGAACCCGATCCTCTTGTTTTTAATTCTGGATCCCTTGTCTCCAAGTCAATTGCGATCTCATCATAAGATCTTAGATCTGGATATTCTTCTGGTTCAATCCACTCTGTCTGTGCTTCAAATGTCGGTATTATCATACAAAACCTTTTTTATTGCTAATCCTAATTCTCTTGCGATTTGTGGGACGATTGCATTCCCAAGGGTTTTAATTCTATTTGCTCTGTCTTTGTCCAATTCATAGGAAATCCCATTAGGAATTCCACGAACGTTGGATTCAATTTGCCACCAGGTTTGTTCTTGTTCATTCGTATCATGTCTCCCACTATCGATGTTCTGTTCTTCTGACTTATTGGAAACGTCACGTTCTTCCCGTCGTTCGTCGTCGGACTGTAATGCATTTGTTTCTTCTCCAGATACAGCATCGCGTCCGATAGTTTCGCTCCGAATGTCGACTCGGGTTTGTTCTTCTTCCTCAGGATAAAACCTCCAGACTTTGTCCTCTCCACTCTCTCCGATTGTTCTCCACCTTCTTCGCATCCTACTGTCGGTGTTGGATACATCATCTTTACTACCTTGCTTAATCCTGCTCCCTTGCCTGTCTTCGGATTTATCCCACTTCTCTCCGTTGCTGTTGGTGTTGGATACATCCTCTTCTCTTGATCTGCTGCTATTCGTTGACCCAAACTGTGTCCCCGAGTCTTGCCCACTGAAGGTGGTACTTTGTTTACTGAGTCCTTCCAATCTCTTGCGTTCGGTGTTGGATACATCCTCGTATCTGTAATTGGTTTCCCGTATTGAATTTGTTCCGACAAACTTCCTGGAGGAACTGTTTTTCTCCCCGTGCTCTTTCTCCATTCTGTTCTTTTTCTCATCGACTCCTCGCTTCGAGTTGAGATATCCATTCTGCTCGGAGTGAGCCACAATCCAGACTCTGTACCTTTGGTGCCAAGCACCGATGCCTGAAGCTGGAATAAGGAAACATTGGACTTCGAAACCTTCACTTTCCAAGTCGTCTTGCACCTGTCTGAGTACCATGCCGTTTTGGATGTTAATAATTCCTTGCACATTCTCCCCAATAACGAATTGGGGTTTGATCTGTTTAATGAGTCTAAACATTTCTGGCCAGAGATAGCGGTCGTCATCTGTTCCTTTTCTTTTTCCCGCGACTGACATTGGTTGGCAGGGGAATCCTCCCACAATGACATCTGCGTCTCCTTCTTTTCCTTTGACATTTTTTATATCCTCCTCGATTGGTATGTTGGGAAAGTTTTTTCTTAAAACTTTCTGACAGTATTTATCTTTCTCAACAAATTTTACTGTCTCAAAAAAACCTGTTGAATCTAAACCTAAAGTAAAACCACCTATGCCAGAAAATAGGTCTAGTACTTTCACGAATAATCTCTTTCTAAAATCATTTCAAGGTAGTGAATAGCTTTCTTAATATCCTTTTCTTTTCCTTTAGACCGATGTCTGCAAATATATTTTATGGCGTTACCCTCTGCAAATAATAATTTGTTTTCATTAATAAATTCTGCAGGTTGAATCTTCATACTTTTATAATGGTTTCCATCAACTTGCTTATCTAATGAATCGTACGTCGTTGATTTAAACATATCTTTATGTGTCATAAATTGTAACCATACCTTTCTATTTTTGCTCTCATCAAGTATAAATTTTTTCTACTACGTGTAACTCCAACGTACCAGACTCTGTGTTCTTCATCTCTTTTTCTAACATTTTTTAACACAGATTCTCTTATTTTTCTAGCATTATCTAATACAAGTAGGACATTGTCAGACTCACCACCCTTTGCTGCATGTATTGTAGATACTTTAACTCTAGGTGACTCTGATAATTTTTCTTTGTTTGATAATAATAATCTGATGTAATTTTTATCCTCTAAGTTAGCCTTATCAAAAGCTTCAAACCATGGAACTAATTCATTCCAATTATTATCAGACATATAGTCTTCAACATCATCAACTTCGTTCTCATTTAGTTGTTGTCCCTCACTCCACCTAGAATAATAAACAGCTGCTTTGTGTAGCTTAATATTTAAACTTTTAAAAAATTTGCTTTCAAAGAATATACCTCGTTGTTTTAATTCTTTTGCTATTTGCACAGACTTAGATCTAGTCCTAGTTAATATTAACCAGTTATCTTTTGTAAGATCTACGTTATCTAAGTTATTAATTTTTACGCAAGATCCATCTTCTTCTCTTGGATAATATGTTTTATCTGCTCGTAATCCTTCTATTCTATTTACAATAATGTTTGATATGTCTTGAACTTTTTTTGGCACTCTTCTAGATTTTTTTAATACCACTTCTGTTGCAGGTTCTTTTATAAATCTATCTACATCTGCTCCTGCCCATGCATATATGGCTTGATCATCATCTCCTGCAAGATACATATCTTTAGTATTAGCTTTTAATATGTCATACATCATCCACTGTATTGGAGATAGATCCTGAGCTTCATCGATAAACACAACATCAAAGGTTGGACATAGGTGTGATTTGTTTACGAATTGGTGAATCATATCACTATAATCCACTAAACTATTAGCTTTTTTATATTCAAAATAATTAGCTGCTACGTGTTTTAATATGTCAGGATTTATGTCCTTACTGTAATCTCCTGTGCAATATTCATCCCAAACTTCTATATCTTTTTCTCTAGATTTTAATATTATTTGAAAGTATTCATTATCACAAGTCATGTAAGGTGAGGTATCAAAGTCACCTTTTGTTTTAACACTAATACTTAATTCTTTACCAAGATCATCGTAATGATAATCCTGCATAACATTCTCTTCTTTTAAACCTAATGTGTGAAAAGCCAATGAATGTAGAGTTTGAAAATGTTTTAAATCTTTTTTGTTAAAATTTTTATTTTTATTAAGCATTCTTTCTTTTGCTGTGTATGCTGCTTTTTTGGTAAATGCGAAGTAACCTATTTTCTTTACAGGAGTTCCTACTCTTATGTATGCTAAAGCTCTACGAATTAATTTTTCAGTTTTACCTGTGCCGGGTGGTCCGTAGAATTTTTTTATCACAGTATTTGATCCTTGTCTTTTCTATCCAATATTTCTACCTCTTCTTCTTCTCTTGGAAAAAATGACAAAGGAATTTTTATACAACGAATAGGGTTGTGTGATTTTTTATCTGTATCTTTTTTAGGATATCTTTTTAAATATCCTAACTCTGCTTTAAATTCTTCTATTAACATTCTACCAGTTTTTTCATACTTTATTTTCCATTCTTTATTTTTTAAATAATTAAAAAATACTTCCATGGTAAAATATGCAAAACCTTCCTCTTCTTCTTTTAACACAGACCCACTGCTAAATGATGCAGCACTAACTGCAGGAACACCGTGTATATGCTCATCTAAATATTTTTGTAATAATTCTTTTGGTGATGTACCTGCAGGAGGTGGTTGCACTGTTTCTGTCTCTTTTAATTTTTCTATAATAGATTGAAACTCATCTTGTTTTATTCTTGGTGGCGCTATTGGTGTGTGTGATGCAATTAATCTTCTACATTTTTCCATATCCATTAAATAATTTACATCTCTAGCTAGGACTTGTTTACTCTTTTCGCCATCTTGCTTATCATTAAAATGAACTGTAAATCTAAACTCAGGTTCAGGTATGTAATCTATTCTAATTAAAGCTGACAGCTGTGGAAATTTCTTTTGTTTATCTGACATATAACCAAATTGTCTTTTGGCACACTCTGATTTGATACAAAAATTTCTAATTGGGTCTTGATCACAAAGATGTCCTGCTGTTGGTTTACGCCAAGATTTAATTTTATCTAATACTTTTTTATCCCCCCACTCTTCGTCATATAAAATATATTTTCTTGCACCATCTAATACTCTCTTTTCCCAAAGATCTGGGTATTTCTTTTTACAAAAAACCATGTAATTAAATAAGAATCTATCTCTTTCATCGGGCAGTTTATTACTATCATCAATTGTTTTTGATATAGCTTGTAGACACGGTGGTCCATCGTTAAATTCTTCTGCACCACCTAACAATATTTTATTTATATGATCATCAATAAATTCATTTAATTCTTTTTCGCTTTTTAAATTAGCTTCAACAACTTGTATATATTGATCAAAACTAAACTCTGTGCCATCTAAATTTAATGCAACTCGTTCTATTCTATTGTAATATGGTAAATTAATAAAATTACCATTAGTAAAACTACCATCTGATCCTGTTCCAAGTTCCGTTTGTTTTGGATATATTTCTGTTGTTGGATCTAACTCTAATGTATATAATAGTTTGTCTAAAAAATTTCTTAAAAAACTAGCTTTGACTTTTTCTTTTGTGTGTATGTATAAATGTAATCCACCACTTTTAGATTTAACTGGTATAACAGGTATATTATTTTTTTGAATTATTTCTAAATATTTTCTAGGACTAAAATTTTGATATGCTTTTGAATCTATATCTATGGCACCAAAACTAACCATGCCATTGTCATCACAAGGTTGTATGCCAATAGACTTCTCCCCCTTGAGATGTTGAAGATAATCTAAACTAGTTAATGGCTTACCCGCCCAACCGTGTTTTACTTTAAACTTTCCTGTGGTTGAGTCTTTGTAGCCGTTAGTAATTTCTGCGTATCCATAATCTCTTTTTAATCCATCAAATATTTTAACAAACTTCTGTTCCATGCGAATATTTTGTGGGCGCTTCTCCTCTCGCTTCGGCGCCCACAACCTAGGATTCTAGTAATGACTTGCTTCACTCGTTTGAGCTTCTTCACCATGTTTTACTTGAACATCTCCTTTAGAGATACTCTCTGCAAAACTTTTAGCTTGATGGTAAAGATCAGCATTCTCAACTGGACCTAATTTGGTAACTTCCCAACCAAACCAACTACCTTTGTCGTTGGACTGTTGATTAGTCTTCAATACATATTGATGACTGAATGATGCAGGTGTGAACATACCGTTCTTACCTTTAAGTTTTATACTTTGCATCATAGAGTTCCATTTTCTACTAATCTTTAATTGTGTAGATTTCATGGCAATCAATGCAGTTGTAGGAACATTTCCTGCAACCAGTATGAAGTGTTGAGCAGTCTTTTCAATATAGTTACCGTTTGATAACCTATCTTTATAATCTGCCCCTCTTGTTGTTTTAGTCATGATGTCTGAAGATGATGGATAAATATTTACCGGTGCTCCCGATCCATCTTTACCTCTATCTCTCCATTCAACATACTCTAACTTATAGTGACAAGGTATGACAATCACACCTTTCTCACCATCGAAAAGGTCACCTGTTACTGAATTATATATCATTCCAGGTGCTGCCCCTTCTACATACTTGCCATCTCTCTTATTTACTTCTGGAGAAAGTTGACCAAGTATTTTTAGAAATGGTAATGCTAAATCATCTTGAGTTAGATTACCCATCCCCATATTTGCGTCTTGTTCAAAGTTGTTCACCGCCAATGACCCATTCGCCTTCTTTATTGGTTCTTTGCTCATCGTTATTTACTCCTTGTTATTTTAGTTCTGTTTCCTGCGAACACGTTAAATAGTTCCGTGGGCATCTCTTGTCCAGCTTCAAGACGCTCACGGACTAAAGCTTTAAGTGTCATAGGCTCAACCTTTAATTTCTGGACAGGTTGATATCCTTGACCTTGTGCAAGGACAGCATATTCTGCTGCCTTGTTGTCTTCGTTACGACCAAAGGAAACTGTGATCTCATTTTTAATAAGATCACCCAAGCCGTTACTACGAAGCCAGTTAAATGCCTCTTCCTTTTTTGCAGGTGATATCGAGGCACCATAAATCGGTTTTACTTCAACAGAAGAACCATCAGATAATTTAAGAGTGGATAAATTCATCTCTTGCATCATGGTAGGAATTACTTCTCCCGACATAACTTCAATATCTTTTTTAAGTTTTTTAACTTGCTCTTCTTGTTTTGCTAAGTCCTCCTCCATAGATTGTAGTTTTACAACTTGTTCAGATAAAGATTTAGCATCGTTAACTTTTGTCAACGAGTCTTGTTTATCTTGTTCAAAGTTTATATTCATTTTAACTCCTTTTTTGCTTTCGTATGTTATTTATAGTTATATAAAATCCTATGTCAAGTTTATTCTTCAATATTTCCTTTCTCGTATAAGTTGACTTTTATAGGATAATACATTTTTTCTTGTCTATCCCATTTTAAAAAACTAAATTTTCCGCTAGTGATATCTGAAACTATTGAACAGGCTACACCAATTATAGCAGGATCTCCTGTTAATAATAAATAATCTTTTTCGTTAAAATTTCTTAAAAGTTTTCTGAGTTTAAAAATTAATGGGCCTGGAGACATTATTATTTGTGAATTTTCTGGTAGAAGAGTTACTATATCTCCATATCTTGAAGCTCCCATAATATTAAATTTTGGGGTTCCCATTTTAGTTCCTGGTAATTCTTGTATTACGTATACTTTCGCATTGTATGTATTTTTTACTTCTTCATATTTCATTATTGACTTTTTTCCTTTCAACCTATATATAGGATATTAGAAAGAAAAAGTAAACATATGAATTATAAATTTAAGACCAAGCCTTTCGCACATCAATTGAAGGCTTTGAAAAGATCATGGAATAAACCTTATTTTGCCTACTTCATGGAAATGGGTACGGGTAAGTCTAAGGTATTAATAGACAATATATCTATGTTGTATGATCAAGGTAAAATTGATGGTGCTCTAATAGTTGCACCAAAAGGTGTTTATAAAAATTGGTATGATCAAGAAATTCCTACACATATGGTTAAACATATAGATAAAAAAGTAGTTCTTTGGCAGGCTATGATAAGCCAAAAACAACAAAGAGAATTGGATAGTTTATTTAAAACAGGAGAGGATCTACATGTATTAATTATGAATGTTGAAGCTTTGTCTACACAAAAAGGTGTTGACTTTGCAAAAAAATTTTTATTCTCACATAGAGCATTAATGGCTGTTGATGAGTCCACAACAATTAAAAATCCTGATGCAAAAAGAACTAAAAGTATTTGTGATTTAGGACTAGCATCTAGATATAATAGAATACTTACAGGTTCACCGGTTACAAAATCTCCGTTAGATCTATTTAAACAGTGTGAATTTTTACAGCCAGAGTTATTAGGTTTTTCATCTTACTATGCTTTTAGATCTAGATTTGCAAAATTAAAAACTATGAACTATGGTGGTAAGTCTTTTCAATTAGTGACTGGTTACAAAAATCTAGATGAATTAGCAGAAATAATAAAACCTTTTTCAGAGAGAATATTAAAGAAAGAGTGTCTAGATCTACCTCCTAAAACCTATATCAAAAGAACCATACAACTATCTACTGAACAACAAAAACTTTACAATCAAATGAAACGTATGGCTATAGCAGAGCTGCATGGCAAGACAATGACAACAGCCACAGCTTTAGTTCAATTGATGAGACTACAACAGATTACCTGCGGTCATTTCAAGGCTGATGATGGATCTGTTAAACAAATAAAAAATAATAGAATATCTGAATTGTTAAGTGTGTTAGATGAGGTGGAGGGTAAGGCTATTATCTGGTGCCATTGGAGACATGATATACAGAATGTTGTTGCTGCCATTACTAAAGAATATGGTCCTCGATCCGTTGTTACATATTATGGTGACACTACATCTGAACAAAGACAAAGGGCTATCAAAGAAATACAAAACAAAAATGGTGAGGTCAGATTTTTGGTGGGCACACCTCAAACCGGCGGGTATGGTATCACACTTACAGAGGCAAATACAATGATTTATTTTTCAAATGGTTACGATCTAGAGAAAAGAACACAGTCAGAGGCTAGAATAGATCGTATTGGTCAAACTAGAAGTATGACCTATGTAGATATAATCGCAGAAAAAACCGTTGATGAAAAAATTGTCAAAGCATTAAGAAAGAAGATAGATATTGCTAGTCAGATAATGGGAGAGAAGTTAGAAGAATGGATCTGATAATATTAAATGATGGACTGTACCAGTTGATACCTGTAACAAAACAGATGTTGGAGGGTATAGAATTGTTTAATAAAATGAGTTGTTTTGATCTTTGTGACATACTAAGATTAAAACTAACTGGCTATGTAGATACTCTTAACTTACACATAATGAATGATGACAGCGGTACTATGATGGGCTGTATGTGTCGTTAATATTACATATGATTGGATAGGATAGCCAATAGTATGGCCCCTAGACCACCTATAATCCACTTCTCTAATCTTGCTATTCTGGTTTCCATCCTGTCGATTCTCTCGAATGTCTGTTTCTGCATGATTCGACAGATCTTCTCATGATATTCTATTTTTTGTAGTGCTGATTTTCTTGGCATTATACCGTTCTAAATAAATTAAATTGATTTCCTAAATTAGCTTTTGTTAATTCTGTTAAACTAGGTTGTTTAACTGTTTGTGCTATTACATTTCCTGATGGCTGTATGGCAGCTCTTTGATCTGTAGGTAGTTCTGCTTTTGGTTCTACAGTTGTGGCTGTTGGAGCGTCCTCTAAAATTCTAGAAAGGGATACTGTAGGAAATAAAATTTCATTAATTTTAGAATCTAATTCATCTCTAGAATTATCTAAATCAAAAATATCTAATCTATCTCTAACATTGTTCATTGCCCTTATCGCTTGATTAATTTGAAAAGAAATTTGAGCTGCTTGAACAGGGTCTTCAATTCTTAATCGACCCACTAATTCTTCAAAAGTTTCTTCACTAAAACCAGGAACTTTAAATTCACCATCTATTAATTGTTCTACCTCAGATTTATTTCTTAATCTTTTTTCTAATATCTCTTCTACTTTAGAAGAGGATACTCCCATTGTTTTCATATCTTGTAACACTTGATAAAAAACTTTTTGAGCATCAAAAGAATCTAAAATATATTC